TAAGTTGGGTGACTGGCTTGCTAGCACATGGGTAAATGGATTTTGTGAATGGATTCACAAGAAGAATAATCGTAAGATCAACATTCGCATAGACAACTATGATGTATGGGGAATGGATCATACGCTCGCAATGATCATCGTTCCGATGCTAGAGAAATTACAGACTCAGATGCATGGTCACCCATATGTGAACGATGAAGATGTTCCTGACAATATAAAGTCAACTTCTGCTCCATCATTGACTGAAGAACAAAAAAAGAATGGGGGTATGGATGACTTTGCTGAGGATCGCTGGCGCTGGGTCCTTAACGAAATGATCTGGACTTTCAAGCAACATGCGGATGATGATTGGGAAGAACAGTATCACTCTGGTAAACACGACTTTAGGTTGGAAGATGGAGAGTTTAAGACTGGTCCTAACGACACCTTCAAAGTAGATCGTGATGGTATCAAAACCCATCATCTGCGTATGGAAAATGGTCGAAGACTTTTTGCTCGTTATTATGAGGCATTGTGGGACTGATGATGAAACAACTTATGTTCTCTCAAGACATTCGAACAATCTGCCAAGACAAGTCTATGGAGTACATCGATGCGGTAATCTATTGGTGTGAGATAAACAACATCGAAGTTGAATATGCGGCACAACTAATCAAGAAGGATCTAGTAATTCTTTCTGAAATTCAAACAGAGGCAGAAAATCTCAACATCCTGAAAAAGACAGCCAAGCTACCTGTATGACACCATTCGAAGTGTATCGCGACTATCTCGCTCTTCGAAATCATTTCAACTCTGATTCCTATAACTACTTCAAGTATCAGGGCAAAAGTAGAGGTGGTGCTGATTCATTCAATACACGCAAGGATAAGTTCTTTTTTGAGAAGGTCGCGAAACACAAAGACCCACATAACTTCATACTCGCCAATTTCGTTCACAATCCTAAGTCTTGGATTCGCGATATGGCTTATTCTGAAGACGCAGAACGAATTTACCAGGAGTGGTTGAAACGAAAAGAAAGCTTGACTTACGTCGTTAAAAACGATCTAGAAAAGCTACAGTTTCCTTTCGACAGTAATTTCATAATCAAAAACAACCAACATAGTTATGTTTTGTCTTTGTATCTTGGTGGTCGAATCACCATCGAAACAATTTGCGTTCTGTCTAATGTTGTTGAATGTATTCCATACTGGGACAAACAGATGAAGGATGACTTCGTTTGGCAACAAACTAGAACTCTCATTAAGAAGTACACTCCTTTTATCAGATACGACTCTGCCAAGATGAAAGAAATATTGCTTGACTTTTTCAGCGATGCAGGGTAGTATAAGTAGTGTTGGGGCTTCGGCTTCAATACAAACATACAAACATACAAACATACAAACATACGGAGATACAAACATATGGACTTTACAAAACTCAAGACGCAATCCAAGAGCTCGCTCGAAAAGCTTTCACAAGAGCTCTCAAAGATGAACCAGCAATATGAAAAGACAAAGGATGACCGTTTCTGGTATCCTAACGTAGATAAGGCTGGTAATGGTTACGCAGTAATCCGTTTCCTTCCTGCTCCTGGCGATGAGTCTGTACCTTTCATTCGCATGTGGGACCATGGGTTTAAGGGTCCGACTGGTAGCTGGTATATCGAAAACTCTCTGACTACTATCGGTAAACCTGATCCTGTTTCTGAGCTCAACTCTAAGCTTTGGAACATGTCAAGCGACGACAACTCCCCAAGTCGTAAGCAAGCACGCGAGCAAAAGCGTAAGCTGAGTTATGTTTCTAACATCTATGTCGTTCAGGATCAAGCTAATCCTGAGAACAACAGTAAGGTGTTCCTGTTTAAGTTCGGCAAAAAGATCTTTGACAAGCTGAACGAAGCGATGAATCCTCAGTTCGCTGATGAGAAGCCTTTGAACCCATTCGATCTTTGGGCTGGTGCTAACTTCAAGCTGAAGATCCGTAACGTTGATAGTTATCGTAACTACGACAAGTCAGAATTTTCTTCTGCTGGTCCGCTGTTTGATGACGATGAACAGATGGAAGCTGTTTGGAAGCAAGAACATTCTCTTCAAGAGTTCCTTGATCCTTCTAAGTTCAAGAGCTATGAAGAGCTTCAGGCGAAGCTGAATAAGGTTCTCGGTCTGAATGAAAATGGTAGCGTTGCACCTTCTGCTGCTCGTGCTGCTGCTTCTCGTAAGACTGCCGAAGATGAAGATGATCTTCCTCGGCAAGCTCCAAAGCAAGAAGCTTCAACTCCAGCTTCCAGTGATGAAGATGAAGATGATCTGGCGTTCTTTAAGAAGCTTGCCAGCTAACTAATCCCCGGTCCCCCAGGGAAAAGACGTCGTTCGGTTACTTTCCGAGAAGTAATCGTTCGGCGTCTTTTTTTATGCTGCCATGTTGAATAGACGAGCGTAACGTTGCGCTGAATCTGCTGGTTCCAATGATCCAGGATCATTAGGATCAATAGAAGTAGCTGACTGCTCTGTTGATCCTGACGGTGCTGCTGGTTGATCAGGAGTTTCACCAACACTAGAAGATATCTGTTGGCTTTGCATAACAGCAGTTTCACTTTGAACAGATGCCTGAGCAACCTGCGCACCACTACTTGGTGTTGATGGAGCGGGTGTAGCAGTCTGCTCGCCGCCTGGTCTTGGTTCGTCTTGACTACCACCACCAGCTGCAGCAGCTGCAGCTCCACCCAACCAAGGCATAACAGCTGCTTGGAACCATTGTGGTGTTTGATTCAAGCTTGTTCTTGAATTGTTTGGACCCCAAGCCATTCTGCTACCAGATCTAGTATCAACGTGTAGAAGATCACCAGTTGCGTTGTATGTGCCGAGACCGCCAACGTTTCCATACCTACCAGATGTGACATTCTGAATGAGAGTTGCACGTTGTTCTTGCGATAAACCTCTCAAGCTTAGGTCAGCTGCAGTTCCATGCGAGTGCTGACCAGAAGATCCAGGTCTTAAACCGGATGTCATGTTTACTGCTGGGAAGTCTTGTAGGATTCTCTGAACAACTGTTTGTATCTGTTCCGAAGTGCCAGCGGCAGCAGCAGAACCAGCTACGCTACCACCTCCTCCACCACCAGCTGGTGCAGAAGATGTAAATGGCGGAGGAGCGCCACCACCTCCACCTGCAGCAGCTGTTGGCTGATCAAACTCGAATCTATCAGCCTTGAAGATAATATCTTTTGCTTTTATGTTCAGAACACGATTAGCAAATAATTCAGCCTGTTCCTGTTCGGTAATAGGAGTTGATGTTCTTGTTACTGCTTCTCTTGTCATCCGCGGTGGAGTAGGAAGTGAAGGTATGGCTGACTCAGCTGCTGTTTGTGTTGCTGAAGCATTAGTAGATGGTGCAGCTGCCGTCGAAGCTCTAGGACCAGTTACTGGTGGAGCTGCTGAAGCATTAGTAGATGGTGCAGCTGAATTTCCATCACCTGCAGAACCAGCTTCAGGCCTAGGAGCAGATGGACTGGTTGCAGCCATAGCGATTCCAGCACCAGCCGCAGAGCCAAGAAGTAAACCACCACCGATTCCCAAAACTGTTCTCGCTATACTCGCACCAGTTCTTGTTTGTGCAGCAGCTGTTGGGGCTCTAGGACCAGTTACTGGTGGGGCTGATGAGGAACCACCTGGTGGTGGAGTTCTATTCTGCCCACCTCCAGTTTGCCCGCGACCTCTACCGCCTGGTAGATCAACATTAAGATTACCATTCAACTCAGGCATTGCACCTGGGGGTGTTAGAGTCCCACCAGTTGCATTTAAAATTTGCTCAAGAAGCTCATTGGTTCTTTGTTGATTTTCGACAACTCTACTCAAGAACACTGAAGATCTAGAAACCTGACGAGCTGCATCTTGGTTTGATGCATTAACAGTGGTAAGATCAGAATCTTGTTTTTTAATTCTGTTATCAAAAGCAGCCATCAACCTTCCCAGAGTTGGGAACATTTTATTGAAGGTAAAGGAACCTAACGCCAAAGTCCCCATACCAATGGACTTCGCTAGATCTTTGAATCCACCAACAGAACCACCAGAACCTACGGATTCACCACCCTGTTCTTGCGTTGATACCTTACTAAGATTGTCTTTTTTATCAACAACAATTATTGAGTCAGTGCTTTCTATTTTCTTTTTTGATTTTATCTTTTTTGGTTTGTTAGCAGGATCAATCTCTTTGCTGTGAGTAGAACGTGTAGTCTTTTCAATTCTTTCCATGTAAGCTTCAAGTTCATCACCAGTCATATACTTTGACTGCATCTGACGAACTTCGCCGAGGTATTCGCGAATATCTGCCTCAGTTATTCTACCAGACTGAGAGTACCTCTCCTTTCTGGCTTCTGCTGTAGGCAGTGGTTTCAATATGTTTCTTGGATTTGAATCTGACATATTATGATGCCCTAGCTAAACTGTCGAATACTGACAATAATCTGTCTCTGAGTGAGACCTCTCCGCCTGCCATTTGTTTTTTCTCTTGAATTCTGGATGCTTCTTGTTGGCGTAGCTGCTCGTTAGATATTGGAGAGTTCTGATTGAATTCCCTCAGCATTCTATAAGTGTTAGATATCTGTTCTCTATTAGCGGCAATTCTGTCCACGGATGCCTGCGCGAGCGCGGGAGCGGATGAGGATGGAGCTGCGACTGGCTGTTGTCCGGCAGCTACAGGCATGTTACTTGCGAATGAGGCAGCTAGCTGCATTCTTCTCTGGCGTGCATGACCATTCGATCTTTCATAATACTGGTCAACAAAAGCTGCAGCCTGTTCAGGCGTAGTAGCCTGACGTATCATAGTTCCTGCTCTTCTCTCATTACCCTGCGTCAGTTCAAAGTTTATAAAGCCAAGCTGTTGTTCAAATGATGAACCACGAATATCCTGACCCGACCATCTCTGGAATGCTGCCTGTCTATCTGGGTGCCACTGAGCAATACCATATGCCCTACCACCATCACCAACAGCGCTTGGATTAAAGTTACTTTCAACTTGTAGATTAGCTGCCAAACCTGCAGCTTGCGCTGGCGACCAACCAGATGATTGGAAAAACTGCATGGCAGCTGCAGCTGAACCGCTGGTTGCTGTTCCACCCTGTCTTCTATCCATCATTCCTTGCACCATTGGTGAAACAGTTGGTGCTTGATTCATCATTTGTATTGGTTGCATACCACCACTTGCTGGTGGTGGTCCGCCACCTGCCGCTGTTGCCATAGCAGGAGCTGCTCCACCACCGCCACCGCCACCGCCGAGCGATGGTGTAGCAGGTGGTGCACTTCCAGTCGGCTCAGCCATTGTTTGTTGAGTTGGTAGTGATAATCCTTCGAATTTGATACGTTCCGCCTCGAACTTAATCTTTTCGAAATCATAGATAATGGTATCGCCCTCGACTCTAACAGCTGCACTTTGTGCTGCTACTGATGCAGAAACTGATGCAAACTCTGCGTCCATCGATGAGCCGATAGATCCTCTGGGTCTTGCTCTATCTTGAGCGTCTTGAAGCAAACCCATCTCGGCGTCCATAGAAGCACCCATAGATCCTCGAGAAATCAATCTACTTTCCGCTTCATCAGCGCTCGATTGAGCTGAAATCAATTCAGCGTTAAGCTGATTTCTTCTACGTTCGAGAAGTTCTTCTCTTGTTGGTCCTCTTGGTGCTGCTTGTGGGGTTGTAATTCGTGCAGCATCTGCTTGCGTAATTGGGTTAGCTCTGTTGTGATTTGCTAACTCATTTTTTATAGTTTCTACTCTGTTTCTGTTTACGTTCGTGTTGTTACGAGATAGCGCTGCTTCAGCAGCAGCCAGTCTTTCCATTATCATCTGCCGCGTAACATCTTGAAGATTAGCAGTTAAACCTGCCTCTAATCTTCTTCTTTCAGCTTCAGAAGCTTGATCTAATCTAACATCACGTTCAGCTTCAGTTTCTTCGCCTTCTTGAACGCCCATCTGGCTTACATCACCATACAGTTCTTTTTCTGCTTCAAGCTGAATTTCCCTCTCAGCTGCAGCTTCTTCTTCAGCGGAAGGAAGATTTGATTCGATATCCTCTTCTTCTTCCTCGCTATTGCTTGCTGAGAATTCTAAATACAGCTTGTATAACTCATACGCAAGAAATACACTACTCAATGCTGATATGAATGATATGATCCAACCAGGTCCAGGAACTGCGGCGCCTGCTGCAGCCAAAGCAATTCTTTTCGCAGCTGCTCTAAACAAACGTGGTGATTTTCTCTTCATATATGTCAAATATCTACGAAGAAAACTTCTTTGTCTATTAGGAACAGGTCTTGGTGGCTGCTGCCTCGGTGGCTGAGGTCTTGGTGGTTGCTGCCTTGGTGGTTGTCTTCTATCAGGCAAATCTGGCATAGGAATATTATCGATATTCAGACCAGGAGTTGCAGCAGGAGGAGGTGTTTGCGTGGGACCAGCTGCTGGAGTACCACCAGCAGACTGACCAGAACCATAAACAGTCAAAATCTTTTCAAGGATTCTATTTTGTTCTTGTTGATTTTCAAGAATAGTTCTAGTCAGATCAGTTTGTCTTGATAGGTTTCTTGATATATCTTCGCTCGAGGTATTGATACCATCAGCGTCTTTAGACCCAGAAACTCTAGCCATTGCCCTACCAATAGTAGGAAACATCTTATTGAAAGTAGCAGAGCCAAGGCGTAAAGTTCCCTTGGCTGCTGCTCTTGCTACTCTACCACCAAGCGATGGTTTATTTGCTGATGGCAGAGTTCCTGACATTAAGCTTTACCTGCGATCTTTTCCTGACCTCTGGTATAAGCAGCCACACCAAGGATAGCGCCGAACGCTAGGTGAATCAGACCACCGTTAGAAAGCGTCAAGCTCTTCCATTCGTTGTATGGCATATTGATACCAAAGTTATGCTGAATCAACGGAAGAAACATAGTAATCATTGGAAAGATAATAAAGTCGAAGGCACACATTGCCATATACAACCAACCCATGGCTGGACGCCAGTATGCCTTTGCCCAATGCTCGTCTTGTTTTGCCATCTGATGGTCAGCAACTTTTGATTCAATCTCAGCTTGGGCAAGACCAACAGCTGGGTTCATCTGTGCCATCTGGGATTGGTTCATTCCACCGCCCATGCCACTGCTAAAACCGCTACTCATCACACCAACGGGAATGTTTGCGGCAGTTGTGTTGGTAGCTGGGTTATTGGCTGCACGAATAGGTGGTGGGGGTGTAGGAGAAAGGTTGTTAATAGCTCTCACTTCATCCTGTGCAGGTTTTGGTGCATGATCATCGTCATTGATGTCTGGTTTTTCAAATCTAGGCATTTTGTTTCCTCTGCTCTTCAAGTTCCTTGAGATATTGCAGGAGCATTTCAACAAAAAGATCCCGTTCGAAGGGAATTAGATTTTCAATATCTGCAACACTGTATTTATGATGCTGAACCAAAGAGAAAATAGAAACGTAGTAGTTCTCTAGTGTATTATGGCTCAAGCCAACGTAAAAAAATCAGTGAGCGATGTCAGCTCAATGACCCTCTGGTTGCCGTTCTTGTTTTTGTATTCTAGTTTATGATAGAGCTTTGGGACGTTAGACATGAACATCTGGACTTTCTCAAACGTTTCAATACCACAATCGTCTAAGAACTGCTCGACTTCTTCCTTGCTGTATTCTGTTGGGTCGTAGATTTCATCTCCATCATAAATCTTATCAATACAACGTATCACCAGCTCATAAAACGCATCATCACCTGAGCCAAAAAAATCCTTGTCGTCAAAGATAGAGGCTGTTGGGTAACGCATCTGGATTCCCATTTTGTCAGTGATCTTGATTACACGATCAATCTTCTCAGGGAACTGGACCTTTACTTCTTTAAGATCGATAGAAAACTCATAAATCTCATCATCTTCATTGTCTCTGTATGAGACCTTGACAATATTGTTGACCGAGATAGCTCTTAGCTGCATAAACAAATACTCAATGTCGAATATAGCAAGCCTATCAACATCGAATGACTTACTCAGAGCGCAGTTGTTTACAACCTGCTTGACAGCTCTGAGGATTTCGTTTGGTTCTTCTGATGTTTTAGCCATCAGCAGAATCTTTTCTTCCTTCACTAGAAATGGTCGAAAGGATTCTTTCTTATTTGTTGATGGTACTACAAACTCAAAGATAGGATGTTTGATTTTTGGTAGTGGCATAATGTAACTCCATAATGATTATTGTTGACTCAATCTGTTGAATTCAGCTTCCTGTTCTGGCGTGAAGAAACCTGATGCTCTGTTTCTATTGGCTTGCGGGGTTCTCAAACCCTGACCCATACCTGGAGTCAATAAAGGACCACCCTGAGATCTGTTTGGATTAATTTGTGGTACTGGTGGTCCATAAATTTCGGGACGAACTGTTGGACCAGGTCTTGGTGATTCAGTTCTATTAGGTTGAACCTGAGAAGAAGATCCAGCCGCAAGGGAAGCACCAGACTGAAACTCTTGAAGCGCATAACCGTCATAGTACCATTCTTTGAATGCGAACCCTACTGTAAACTCATACAGCTTGTTGTTATCGCTCCAAGATAAATTAACATCACCAAGACTAGTTGGAAATGCATCTTTAAGAACAACAACGTTTCTGAGAATTGCTTCATTGTCATAAACATAAATGCGAACTTCGGTTGCGTAGTAGTCTTTGTATTCGGTTTTATAACTTGCATGACTTCCACCAGATCTTCCGGTAAAGTCGAATATACCATTGAACCAAATAGCAAAACGCTTCCAGATATCGTTATCTACTGTATCAATGAAATTGATACTAATGTCAGTAAAGTTCACGTTGGTAGGAAACTTTTGCTCAGGACCTACGCCGTATCTAAACACACGCTGAAAGTCGAACGTAACACCTGGGATTCTAACGTTACTGGCACGATAAGGGATAACTTTATCAAGACTGGTTGGACCGAGGATTTTTGGAGCTGGAATCACAATCAGAAACTTATTAGTCTGAATAGTTCCAAATTTGTTCAGGTTACTTGAAAAGTCTGCGATGTTAAACATTAAATCATTCCTCTGGATTCACGCCAGACTTTATCCTTGGATGCTTTCTTAAACTGCTCTGTAGGTAGCATTAATGCTGAATCCCAGTTAGTTGGTTCAATATTTAGGTAATTGCCACGAACGTGATCCCAAAGATAATGTTTAATACACGGCTTGAAGTATTTGTACTTGGATGCTGAAGCCAGAATGTCATACGAAATCTTAAGCTTTGTGGTGTCATTGTATTTGCTGTTGTTGATTGTTTGATACAATGCATCCATCAGTCTAGCTCTTAGAACAGGCGGCAGATAGTGTAGATTTATGCCCATGAAACCTTCTTCCTTGAACCCGATCAGGAAGATAAGAGGGAAAATATCGTAGTATGGAAGCGTTTCTTTTAGTTTTGGGTCATAGAAGAACATAAACATCTTCCCGATGCTTTTCTGGTCAAGCTCTGTCTTGATGTTTCGTTTGTCATTCATCAGGCGGTTACGATTGACTGACCTAACATCCTGGGCTGCTTCTCTATACCATTCACGAGCATCACTGACATTCGAACTGTCGATGCCCTCAGCCTTGCCTTTGGTTGCTAA